AGAAAATATTAAACCAATTGAATCAGCTTTAGATAAAGTAGAGAAACTACAAGGTGTAACGTTTGATTGGAAAGATAAAAAACAAGATAAAGCTTATGATCCTGATCAAAATTGGAAACATGATATAGGGTTTATAGCTCAAGACGTACAGAAAGTTATACCAGAGCTTGTAAGAGAAAATAAAGATGGGATGCTTTCAATGAGGCATCAAGGTATGGCGCCAATATTACTTGAAGCAATTAAGGAATTAAAAGCTGAAGTAGAAGAACTTAAAAAACAAATTAAACAATGAGTTTACCAAGTTCAGGAGAAATAAAGGCAAGTCAAATGAATACCGTAGCAAGTAGGTCGGCAACTGCCAATGCACCTTTGTCTGGTACTAGCTCAACGCCACAAAATGGTTCATTAGTTAAAATATATGCTACAGCTACTCCAGCAGTCAATCAAAGTGCACCACATTCATTTAGTGAATTTTACGGAAGAAGCTTTGTGTCTTTAACAGCTTTTTTAGTTGGTAACCCATCAGCGTTTGTTTCGGATATGTGTAGTCAATTATCTTCTCAAGCAACTTATTATCATGATGGGAGTGGTACTTATCCTGTTACTGGTGATATAGTTTACTTAAGCAACTCCACATCAAGCCCAGTAGATGGAGGTACAGGAGTACAGTGGCCAATTTTTCCCGGCGGACCTAATGCACCAGTTGGATGGTTTAGAATAACAGGAAGTACTGGAACAGTGCAATCAACAGGAGCTTGTAACCCTTAAGTTTAATTAATATATTTATAAAAAGATAGTAATGGCAATAAAAATATTAAGTAGCGAAAATATAACAGGGAATGTACATCTAACAGATGAAAAAATATTAGCTTTTAGAAGCACTAATGATTACTCTATACAATATAGAGATTTAGATTTCAGATTTATTGGTTCAGCAGATGGTACAACAAATAGATTCTTTTCTTTTGGGCATTATACATCTGATAATCCAGCGGGTACCTGGAATGGTAAAGTTTATATAAATTCATATACAGGTGCAGTAGGAATCGGAGCAAATTTGCCTGATGGTAATTTAGAAGTTATTGCAAGTACAGTTGTTAGTGGTGCTTCAGATAGTGTAAACAATGTTCTTATAGGTCTACAGTCTGCTAATAGACCAACAATTATATTAGATACCGCTGACACTACATATACAAATAGAACTTGGAATATAACTAATGTTGGTTCGGCAGGAAGTTTATTTATTGGAAGAAATGGTCTTGATACTATGGTAATGTCTAATGATGGAAAAGTATCAGTATATAATGATTTTATAATAAACAACTCTTCGCCAGAACTATATATGCAAACTGGTGGCTCACATTATAACTGGTTATTAGCAGCTCAAGAAAGTGTAGATGCGGGATTTGAAATAGCCTCACAACCTGCTGCTGGTGGAAGTTTTGATATACGCATGTTAATTAAAGGTGATACTGGAAGAGTAGCTATAGGTGGAACTACAACATCCGCAAATACATTAACGTTACAAGGCACAGGCACCGAGCTAGATTTAACAAACACATCTGGTAGTGGTAAAAATTATAGATTTAGTTCAGTTTCTAATGGTGATTTTGAAATTATTGATAAAACAGCTAATCAAGAAAGAATGAAAATTGACACTAATGGTGTCGTTACATTTACATCTCCACAACCTATAGGTGTAGTTTTTAAAACTACAAGTGCAAGTTATGGTGCTATGAATATTTACAAAGACCATACGGGAACTACAAGAGGAGCCGCTGGTTTTAATTCTACTTCAATGTATTTCGGTGGTGAAGCAAACACAAACACTATATTACAGGCTGGCGGACAAACGAGTTTATTTTGTGATGAAGGTAGTCGAAATGTTGTTATTAAAGGAACTACTATTAATGGTGCGTTCGGAGCAAGTAATTCAATACTAGCTGTTAAAGCTGTTTCATCTGGTGGTGAAGGTATTATACAGATACAAGGTCAAGGTAACCAAAATACAGATACTGTTGGACAAATACAATTTTATAGTTATAATGTATCTACACCTTATGCATCAATTGTAGGTAGAAGATACACTAGCGACACTGAAGGTAGTTTAGTTTTCAATACGAGTAATGTTGAAAGGTTTATAATAGCAAACGATGGTGATATTTATAATAGAGAGTCTGTAAATAGAGCAAACACTTTTTATGGTTATCATGCTGCTAAAGCTTCTGCAACTGGTACAAGTAATAGTGCTTATGGTTACGAAGCTTTGTATGATTTAACAACTGGAACAAATAATGTTGCTATAGGAAGATCAGCATTACAAGATTTAACAGTTGGAGCTAGTAATGTTTGTATAGGTAATTCAGCAGGCTCAGGTGGGGATTTTGGAGAAAGTGTTTTTGTTGGATATTTAGCTGGGCAAGTAAATACTCAAGGTGGTATAGTAGGAATAGGAACTGAAGCATTAAAAAATAATACAAGTGTAAACAATACAGCAGTAGGACATAGAGTTTTAATTAACAATACAACAGGAGATTCAAATACAGGATTAGGTTTTAGAGCGTTAGATACAAATGTAACAGGAAATAACAATACAGCAATAGGTAGTGAATCATTAAAAAACTCAACAGGTGGAAGCAACACAGCTGTTGGAACTCAATCATCTTTAGACAATACAGGTGGTGGTCAAAATGTAGCAGTAGGAGTTTCAGCCTTAAGAGTTAATACAACAGGAAGCAATGCTGTGGCAATAGGATGGGAAGCATTAAAATCAGATGTTACTGTAGAAGAAAGTGTGGCGGTAGGTGCAAGAGCTTTATATAGCCAAACATCAGGTCGTAACCATGCTATTGGTTTTCATTGTCTACAAGACTTAACAAGTGGAGTTTATAATACTGGTGTCGGTGGTGAATGTATGGAAAATGTTACTACAGGAGGGGAAAACACCGCAATGGGAGCATTTGCATTAAGATTTATAACAACCTCTGGCAATAATACTGCAATAGGATATAAGACTTTATACAGTCAAACTTCAGGAAGCTCCAATACAGGTGTTGGACATCAGGCGGGAGAGTTTATTAATGATGCTAACTATACTACTCTTGTAGGTGCTCAATGTGGTTCTTTGATAACCAATAATGATTATAACACTATGATGGGGTATTACACTGGTAGAAACACAACTACTGGTGAAAACAATGCTTTCTTCGGTGCTATCGCAGGAAGGTTTAATTCAACAGGTAGTAGAAATACTTATATAGGTTGTCAAGCTGTAGATAACCAAACACACACAGGAAGCGACAATACTGTAGTAGGTTTTGCAGCGGCTCAAAATATAATTTCTGGTTATGACAATATTTTAATTGGTAAAGGTGTTGCAAGTGGTTTAACAACTGCAAATGCTAACATTGGTATTGGTATTGATGCGTTAGATTCTTGCACAAGTTCTGCTGGTAATGTTGCAATAGGTTATGCTTCTATGGGTGGGGGAGCAATGTCTGGAACAGGAAGGAATATTGCTCTTGGAGATGCATCTATGTATAATGTTACAAGCGGTCAAAACAATATTGCTATAGGTTGGAATGCAGGTAGAACAGGTAGTAATACTCCAGATTCATTAGGCTCAATTACTACAAATAGTAACGAAATACAAATGGGTAATAAATCTCATTCAGGAGCATTTATTCAAATAGGTTGGACTACGGTTTCAGATGCAAGAGACAAAGGAAATGTTAAAGATGTGCCACATGGATTAGATTTTGTAAATCAATTACAACCAAAATCATTTGAATTTAAACCAGATAGAGAGGTAGAAGATACGGATGGAATTGAAAGATATGGATTCTTAGCTCAAGATGTTTTAGAACTTGAAGGAGACAATCCTGTTGTAGTAAATAAAAATGATGAAGATAAATTAAAAATGACTAATGATTATTTAGTGCCAATATTAGTAAATGCAATAAAAGAACTAAAAGCAGAAATAGAAATATTAAAAAATAAATAATTAACTTTATAAAAAATTAAATTATGGCAAATTTTTATAAGTGGACAATAAATCAAATGAATGCCCGTATTGAAGAAGATGGGAATAAAAATGTAATATTTAATGTACACTGGACATATACTGCTCAAGATGATAAAGATGCGAAATACTCCGCTAGTACAATAGGAACTTACTCTTTGGAGTACAATCCTTCAACACCCTTTATACCTTATGCAGATGATGAGGCATTTGAAAATATTGTTATTGGATGGTTAAAAGACGGTTTGCCTGTTGCTGATATGGAAGCAAATTTATCTAAACAAATAGATTTAGAAAAAAAACCTATTGATGAAGACTTATATTTTACATGGGATAATCCACCAGTACCACCTATTGAAGAATAATATTATTTTACTATATTTGTTTTTTATAACTTAAATTAAATCTAATACTATGGCAAAAATTACAGAAGAAGAATTAAAAAGACTTCAAGGCATGAATGCTGAGTTTACAAAAACTAAACTAGCACTTGCAGATTCATTACTTCAACAAAAAGAATTAATGGTTCAAATGGACAATCTAAGATCTGCATTTAAAGTAGATGAAAAAAATCTAATGGAAGCTTACGGAAACGATGTTTCTATTGATTTAGCAACTGGAGAAATAAAAGAAAAAACAGAAGAAGCACAAACTGTAGAAGAGTAAAAATGGCAAGAATAAGTAACACTAGCGTATATCCAAATATTAATCCTGTATTGTCAGATTACTTTGTTTTGACTGATGCTAATGATGACTTATCTACTAAAACTTGTACACTAGAGTCTTTACAACAACTTTATAATGTTGATGTAGTTTCAAAATCTATAACAGTTTCTCCACTTTATCTAAATGTTTTAGCAACTCAAGACTTTGAAATACTTCCTGCACCAGGTTCTGCATATGTATATGACATACAAAGAATTGTCGTTTTTATGGATCCAGGCTCTACAGTGTATGATTTTGCAACAGATTTACCATCATTTGATATGGGATCATTAGCACTTAGTGATATTCAAATATCTACCATGAACTCTTCAACAGATGTTGTTGAAGTAATTTATACTGGAGGTACTACTAATTTTGTGTTACCAACTAATACTTCGGTGGTTTTGTCCAAAGCTGGTAGCAACCCTACACAAGGCAATGGAACGCTTTATGTTAATATTTCTTACAGAAAACTAAAGTTAAATTCAACTTTCTAATCAAATGGACATCCGTAAGATTTCCATAGGAGCAGATTACAAGTCTGGTGCCATGCATTATATTGTAGGGCAAAGTGTTTTAGGAGGTTCATATGTTATTCATTTAATACAACACGACGCCTCTTCTAGTTCATTTAAAATATGGATAGAAAAGAATCAAGAGTTAATTATGTGGAAAGAGTTTAAAAACACAATGCCCATTTCTGTAGAATATAATTTAAACTTTTAATGCAGTCTCCACATTCTTTCATAGTTCGACCAGTAAAAGGAAGAAGGTATGACAATATAAAAGACATAGGTGGTATTGACTTTATAACTAGCGTTTCTAAAGAGGACCACAAAGCATCGAACAGACAAGCAGAAGTTGTGTCTACACCATTAAATTATTCTGGAGATATAAAAAAGGGCGATATACTATTAGTTCACCACAATGTTTTTAAATTTTATTTTGACATGAAGGGTAGAGAAAAAAGTGGTAAAAGTTTTTTTAAAGAAGATTTATTCTTTATTGACAACGATCAGTTTTTTTTATATAACAAAAAAGGTAAATGGTATGGTCATGATAGATATTGTTTTGTAAAACCTATTCCAAAAAAAGATTTTTATTTAAAAGGTGTTGGTGTTAAGGAAGAACCTTTGCATGGTGTAATAAAATACTCTAACAAACAATTAGAACAATTAGGTGTGAATGAAGGCGATGAAGTCTGTTTTACACCTGATAGTGAATATGAGTTTTATGTTGATGATGAAAAATTATATCGTATGTTTACTAATAACATAGCATTAACATTATGATGGATAGTAAAAAAATAAAAGAAGAAATAATTAAAGCTGGTGAAAAAGCAGTTATACAATTAATTAAAGTAGCAAAAGAAGATATTATTAAATACGAAAAAGATGATGAGTTGGCGGCTGACAGATTGAAAAATGCAGCCGCTACAAAAAAACTTGCTATCTTTGATGCATTCGAGATATTAAAAAGAATTGAAGATGAAAAGCAATTAATAGATGGAATTGACATAGTTAAAAATAATACGCCTAAAGGATTTGCAGAATCAAGATCAAAATAGTTTATTTAGAAAGCTGTACAAAATTGTGCCAAACAATGTTATGGCAACAAAGAACAGAGCACGTACATGGCTATATGGTTATAATCCTAAATATGATTTTGTAGTAATTTCTAAAACTGGGCAAATTGATCAAATAATAAATATAAATGGTTTAAATATTGCCTTACCTAAGCCTCCCGCGCGCGTGTATGCGAGAGACAAAAAACAAAAAGAACAATATTGGGAGCCACATGTTTTGCCTAAAGAGTTAAAAAGAATACAGTCTATATTCCATTGGCACGAAACACCACCACAATTTAAAAACAAATGGGTAGATTATATTGAGCAAGAGTTTGACAGGAGAGATGAAGGTTTTTGGTTTATGAATAATGGAGAACCAACCTATATAACTGGCACTCATTATATGTATCTGCAATGGACAAAAATTGATGTTGGTCATCCAGATTTTAGAGAAGCAAATAGATTGTTTTATATTTTTTGGGAAGCATCTAAAGCGGATAAAAGAAGTTTCGGTATGTGTTATTTAAAAATAAGACGTTCTGGATTTTCTTTTATGAGTTCATGTGAGGGTGTAAACACTGCAACAATTACTAAAGACTCAAGAATAGGTATACTTTCTAAAACTGGTGCCGATGCCAAAAAAATGTTTACAGATAAAATTGTACCTATTTCTAACAATTATCCGTTCTTTTTTAAACCCATACAAGATGGTATGGATAAACCTAAAACTGAATTAGCTTATAGAGTTCCAGCTTCTAAAATTACAAAAAAAAATATGTATGTTATAGATGAGGAAGAGTTAGAGGGATTAGACACTACAATTGACTGGAAAAATACATCTGACAACAGTTATGATGGTGAGAAGCTACAGCTTTTACTTCATGATGAAAGTGGTAAATGGGAAAGACCTGAAAACATTTTAAACAACTGGAGGGTTACAAAAACATGTCTTAGGTTAGGTAGTAAAGTTATTGGCAAATGTATGATGGGTTCGACATCTAATGCTTTGGATAAAGGAGGTGCTAATTTTAAATCTTTATACGAAGATTCGGATTGCATGAAAAGAAATTCTAATGGACAAACAAAAAGTGGTTTATATAATTTGTTTGTTCCGATGGAATGGAATATGGAAGGTTTTATAGATAGATATGGAATGCCTGTATTAAAAACTCCTAAAGAACCAGTTATGGGTATAGATGGAGAATTAATTTATCAAGGAGCTATTGATTATTGGCAAAACGAAGTAGAATCACTTAAAAACGATCCAGATGCATTAAACGAGTTTTATAGACAATTCCCAAGATCTGAGTCTCATGCTTTTAGAGATGAAAGCAAACAGTCGTTATTTAATCTGACAAAAATATATCAACAAATAGATTACAATGATTCTTTAATAATGCAACATCATGTAACCCAAGGAGGTTTTCATTGGAAAGATGGAATAAAAGATTCTAAGGTAATATGGAGCCCAAATAAAAGAGGAAGATTTTTTGTAACTTACATTCCAAAGGCTTCGCTTCAAAATAACGTTATAGAAAGAGGAGGGCATAAACGACCAGGAAATGAACATCTTGGTTCATTTGGTTGTGACTCTTATGACATTTCTGGAGTTGTTGTTGGGAAAGGTTCTAACGGATCATTACATGGGTTGACTAAATTTAATATGGATGACGCACCTAGTAATGAGTTTTTTCTTGAATATATAGCCAGACCTCAAACAGCCGAAATATTTTTCGAAGAAGTTTTAATGGCTTGTGTTTTTTATGGTATGCCAATATTATGCGAAAACAATAAACCACGTTTGCTGTATCATTTTAAAAATAGAGGATATAGGGGGTATTGTTTAAATAGACCAGATAAAAAATATAACAAGTTATCTAAAACCGAAAGAGAATTAGGTGGGATACCTAATAGCTCAGAAGATGTAAAACAATCACATGCATCTGCAATTGAATCCTATATAGAAAAACATGTAGGATTGGATTTAGATGGAACTTATAGAGATAAAGATGTTATGGGTACAATGTATTTTCAACGAACACTAGAAGACTGGGCGAAGTTCGATATAACTAATAGAACAAAATTTGATGCCGCAATAAGTTCTGGTTTAGCAATTATGTCTAATCAGAAACACCTATACACCCCAACTCAAAAACAATCAAAAATAAGCATTAACTTTGCAAGATATAATAACAAAAGT